TGGATCACTGGATATGGACGAAAGAAAAATTCTCCAAAGGACAAGCATGGGTAGACCTTCTGATGATGGCACGATGGAAAGATGGCAAGCAAATGCACAGGGGAAAACTATACGAGCGAAAACGTGGGGAAGTCAACTGTTCAATGAAATGGTTAGCGGAAAGATGGGGTTGGAACAGACGCACAGTCAAGTTGTTTCTGACAGTATTAGAAAGCGAAGGGATGTTGTCGGTAACATGCACAACGAATGACACCACTATAACCATTGAAAATTACAGTCTTTATCAAGATAAGCCAACCGAGGACTGCACAACGGACTGCACAACGGACTGCACAACGGACTGCACAACGGACTGCACAACGGACTGCACACATAAGAAGAAGGATAAGAAGGAAAAGAAGGAAAAGAAAGAGAGAGAGGAAGCCCCTCGCACTAAAAACCCTTACGGACGAAAGAAAAATGTTTGGTTGACTGATGATGAATACCAAGGCATAAAAGAGCGTTACAGAGATTATGAGAAATTGATAGACCATGTAGGAGATTATCTCGCAAACTCAAAACCCTATGACGATCACGAAGCACTGATTAACAAAATAGGCAGAGAAGACAAATGGATAATAAACATCCGGTCAAACACTCAAGAGTTATCACAGGAAGAAATAAACCGTATGAGGGATGAAGCGTTCGGGGAAGGATGGAACTCATAGAAAGGATGAACAATGAACAGCGTAAACATTACAGGAAGGTTAGGCAGAGACATAGACCTGCGTTATACACAGGACGAAAGAGCAATAGCACGCTTTACCGTTGCGGTAGATCGTGTGTCAAAGGGCAAGAAAGATACAGACTGGATAAACGTTACAGCGTTTGGCAGCCAAGCAGAGAATGCAAACAAGTACCTGCGGAAAGGTAGCAAAGTCGGAGTGAGCGGTAACATCAAGACAGGAAGCTATGAAAAACAGGACGGAACGAAAGTATACACGTTTGAAGTATGGGCTGAAAGAATAGAGTTTCTTGACAGTAAGAGCGACAGAGATCCGGCAGAGGAAAGACCGGCAGAGAATTACCGCAACGAATCACAACAGGGATTTCAACCAGTAGACGACATACCATTTTAAGGGCAATAACAGACTGGCTTAGCCAGTATGTGATTGTATAGCGAACCAAGTGCACAAGGTAAGCGAGTGGGTTGGTAGTGTACAAATCCCAAAAAACTATCAGAAGTGGCGAGGGCGTGACAGAGTACCTTAAAGAACCTAAAAGAACCTAAAAAAAGCGGAAAATCATGCCCGAACTGCACAACTAATTACACAACTAATTACACAACTAAACAACTAATTGCACAACTAAACAACTAGGAGGATGAAGGCGATGGTCAGAGAGGACGTTATCACACAAAAGGAAATTGATATCTTCATGCGGTTCCTTCGGAGCGTGGAGCTGACGAGCCAGCAGCGGAAGACATTCAGAGGACAGGCGCTCGCAGGCGACCTCATGGGAGCTATGAAGGGACTCCAGAAAAAGGACAGCAGTCTATACGTCAAGACCTGCCCGGTCTGCGATGCGAGGTTCATGACGAAGAAGCGCAATAAAAAATATTGCTGCAGAGAGTGCTCGGACGACATGCATCTTGAAGCGGTAAAGCAAAAGAACGTCGAGAAGAGATCAAAGCGAAAAGCCAAGAAGGGCATGGAGACGGTCGAGACCGGCAAACTCGACGAATGGAGAGCCGAAGCTCGGGAAAAAGGTATCACATACGGGGAATTGAAAAGGCAGAAGGCATTGGAGGCGGCAAGGGTACACAAATGAAACCATATAAGCACGAAGACAACATCAACAAAAGAATATACATCAGCGGCAAGATGCGCGGCCTCGAGCGGTTGAAGATGGAGGGCGGATTCAAGAGAGCGTTCAACGAGCTGGTCGTCAAATATGGCTGCCATCCGGACAACATCATCAGCCCGGTCATTCTGGATAGAATGTTTCCGTGTTTCGAGGAGGAGGAGTTCATGGAGCTGGATCTCTTCTTGATCCGGAAGATGAAAGTCGAGGCGATATATCTCATGGCGAACTGGCCGACCAGCGAGGGAGCGAAAAAAGAAAAGGCACTGGCCGAGGAGCTGGGTCTCGAGATATGGGAACAGCCGGAAAGCGGAAAGGGAAAGAGAACGATAAATCTATCGACAAGCGTATAAAAAACGATGAGAGATAGCATTTTGGACGAAATAAGGGCATATACGAAAGGAGATACATGAAAGAGTTTTACAACATGGATTGCATGGAAGGCATGAAAGAATATCCTGATGATTATTTCGACCTTGCAATAGTAGACACTCCGTATGGAGCAGGGTTCACCGAGGGTGGTGGCTGCAAAGGGGGGTTCACTAAATATCACCAAACTCTTGACACCAAAAACAAAGAACTCGGAGTGCATTTTCATGGGCGTGGACGATCAAAAAAGTATTTGGAACCATTCGCAAATGAAACAAGGTTCGGCAGTAAGGACTCACACTTCGAGAAGTACAAAAGAAACGGGATAATAGGTTGGGACGAAGCACCGCCACAAGAGTATTTTGAAGAACTTTTCAGAATATCGAAAAATCAGATTATATGGGGGGGGAATTACTTCCAGTTACCGCCTACAAGATGCTTTCTTGTTTGGAGAAAACTCACCATATCGGAGAACTTCACAATGGCGATGGCAGAATACGCATGGACGAGTTTCAATGAAAATGCAAAGGTGTTTGAACACGCCCCGCAAGACAAAGAGCGTTTTCACCCCACGCAAAAACCGGCAGCGCTATACAAATGGATCTTGTCACGTTACGCAAAAGAGGGCGATCTAATTCTCGACACGCATGTAGGGAGTGCAAGTAGCCTGATAGCGTGTGAGGAACTCGGATTTGATTATGTCGGTTACGAGATAGACGAAACCTATTATGAACTGGCAAAGAAAAGACTTGATGAATTTAATGCACAGATAAGAATGTTTTAACTAACTTTTGAAAACCACACGAAAACCAAAAGATGGCAAAAAACGCAATTAAACGCATAAATGGCGCAATTAAACGCAAAGAAAAGTCAACTTTGAAAAGAAAAGTCAACTACAAGTTGATGTTTGGAAAGCGAGGAATAACATGTATAGACCAATAATAACAACGGCAGACCCTTCGATACCACCGAAAGGCGGTAGCAGTGCAGACAAGGAGAGCAGAACAATGAATGAAATTATAATGAGACTTAAAAGCGGAAGAGAATTCAGATTCAAATGTGAAGAATATACGATAAAAACATTTAAGATAGATGGAACACTTTCAGATTTTAGCTACAAAGGCGGAGTAGGTGAGTGTCCAGTCTATTTTCAGGCACAAGATATTGAATGCATAGCGGTAATTGGTAAGGAGCAGAACAATGAAGATAGGCGATGAGGTTTATGTGCATGGGTACATTGACGAAATCAGACAAGATACAGTCATTATCCGAAACGATGGCGGTTACTTCGGAACTGTTCCGAGCGAAGTAATAGAGAAAAAGCCGAAGCTGGGGAAGTGGATAGTTTATCCGCTTGTGGACGAGGGTCGCGTGGAACTTGAATGTCCTATATGTGGAGATACTTCCATAAGGGCGGTTGATTGCAAGCCACACTTTTGCGAGAACTGCGGAGCAAGAATGGAGAGTGATTAAGAGAATAGGAAAGTGCAGTTTTGGTTTTCCGGGTGTAACGTACGAAGAAGTGTTTGAATTTCCAGATAACTACACAGAAGACGAAATGGACAAAGTTTTCGGCGGCATTGAAGCTATAAACCCAAAAAAATAGTGCAGAAAGCGAGGGATAACATGTATTCGGAAACAGACAAACATTGTCGGGAATGTCAATGTGTGTGGTGCGACTTGAGAGTGACTTTAAATTGCCTTGAAGGTGAAAACCTTTGTGATAGATGTGATAATCAGACCCACACAGAACATTGTTGGTGGAGTAATGTAGAAAGCGAGGAGTAAATATGATCAAAGAGGGAATACAAGAAATGGCAGATACGATAGTAGGACTTGTTGAAATCCGTAAAGAGTTAGAAAAAATCCACACCGCTCAGAAAGAACTTAGAGAAAACTATGAGAACGAACTCAGAATACTGCAAGCCCAGAAAAAAGAGCTTGAAACAAAACTGCAATACGAAATTGACGGAATCAACTCAAACCGTATAGACAACGCAAAGCGTTTTATATACATTGTGGGTCTGAAAAACTATGGACGTGGCGAAACAAGGCTCTGCATAGATGAACTCATATCAGACATCGTAAATGATAATTATAAAATCCTGAAAGAATATTATGGATGCAAAAACTATGAAGGATTCATCTGTCAGCGATCCGACCACCCGTACGGATATGGACCGAGGCACGGATATATCGTCTTTAGTATCGAAGCAACACAGGATTTCAGAAGGGGAGAAATCACACCGAACGAAAAAGACAAAAACGACATACTCTATATGCTGGAAAATGTCAAAAATCATAAAATAAAAGAATAAAAGAAGCAGAAAGCGAGGGATAATATGTATTCAGATACAGATAAGCACTGTCAGGAATGTAAATGTGCACAATGCGACTTGAGAGCGACTTTAGATTGCCTTGAAGGTGAAAACCTTTGTGATAGATGTGATAATCAGACCCACACAGAACATTGTTGGTGGAGTAATGAAGAAAGCGAGGACGAAGAATGAGCAAATACATAAAATTAGAGGACGCAATACACGCAATAGCAGAAAATATGGCGCAGGCGGCAAACTTAAAGGAACATTGCAACGAGCCTACATTCTGTGCAGGAGAGTTTCTTGTTGAGGGTGAAATGTCAGTTAAAGATTTGCCAACAATTGAAGTCAAGGACGGAGATTTAGACGATGCCGTGTTGCTGACAAAAGACGCTTATTCGGACTTATGTTTGAGGGCATCGCAAGTCAGCGAGGATTGTATTGATAGATATTCCGTATTAGCAGAATTAAATCCCTTAAGTTACGAATATAAAGCAATTAAAGAATTGCCGAGCGTAGTGCCGAAAGGGAGTGAGGAAGAATGAGATTGCCAATTATGATATTGAAACCCAAAGAGGTCAACACAAGAAAACCCTTATATGAATTACAAGAATTGGTACGTTGTGAAGATTGTAAATTCATACGATGGTACGATGACGAAGGGTGCTACTATTGTGCATTAGAAGATAGACCGAACAGGAATTGGAGCGTTGATGAATCTGACTTCTGTTCGTGGGCAGAAAGGGAGAGTGATACGGAATGACAAATGCAGAAAAATTCCAAAAGGTTTTTGGATATTATGCTACCGAAATGTGGGCGAAACCCGAAAAAGAATTTATTGAATGGGTAAATGCAGAAGCATTAGAGCAATCATGCGACAACGATTGCGAACATTGTGAGTGGGTGACCTGCCCGAAGATGGAGCAAGAGCCGAAGCATGGGGAGTGGATAGTTTATCCGCTTGTGGACGCAGGTCGTGTGGAACTTGAGTGTCCTATATGTGGAGATACTTCCATAAGGGCGGTTGATTGCAAGCCACACTTTTGCGAGAACTGCGGAGCAGATATGCGAGGTGATGAACAATGACCATACATGAAGCAATCAAGATACTACTACACACTGCATGGTTAGGCACGAATGAGGACAGAGAGAAAACAGAACAGGCGATTGAAGTTGTGGCAGAAGCATTAGATCAAACCCAAAACTGCGTCAAATGCAAACACTATTATGAAACCGAGGATGATACTGGCGTGCATAGTCATTGTAGGGCAACTTGTTCCGATAATGCACAAGTTGACAAGTTGCGAAAGGCGGCAGAGGAAACCGAGGACAACGGTGTACGGAAAGGGATATTAAAAGCAATAGAGGTTTTGGAAGGAGATACAGGAGAAAAAAATGGCTGAAAGAATATACGAGAGATCAGACAGTATATTGCTGAAACCCAAAGAACAAATCATACGCTGTAAAGACTGCAAGTATATCGAACTGAAAGACTTTGTCAGAGGTACTTGTAAATACAGAACAGGAGAAGTGTTTCCCGATGGTTTTTGTGACAAGGGAGAACAGAAATGAAAATGCTGCTTGTGATTGCGGTGGTACTACTGCTGATAGACTTAATCATAGTGAAAGGACATAAGGGATGATACCAAGAACGGCAGATATAGCAAAGATACTAAACCATTATGGACGGACGCACCAAGAGCGGAAAGCACTTGAAGAACTTGCCGAGTTGCAGGTTGCAATAACACATCAAGGAACGGCAGAAGAAGTCAAGACAGAAATAGCGGATGTACTCATAATGGCAGAACAGATAAGGTTGATGTGGAATATATCACCTGCGGAAGTTGTAGCAGAGATAGACAGAAAAGTTGATAGAACTTTGGAAAGGATTGAACATGATAACAAGAGAAGAAGCGTGTAATGTACTGGAATACTTGATAAAAAGCCCGATACTGGATAATGATTTGACTTCTGATCTCGCTGATATTATTTACTGTATCAGTGCAGAGACAGTTGGCCTTCATGTTTGGGGAGTAGACGACAATGTTGTTGACTTGATAGGCAAGTCTTTCGATACAAGAGACTATACGGCTATTACAAAGTATGCTTTCGGAGCGAGCGACTGGGAGGAAGAAAATGAATTTGCTGATGACAGTAGAACTGCTGAACAAGGAATGCAAGATGTGTCCGGAAATAAAGCTGACAAGAAGTGATGATATACATACCAATACGCCGCCGCAATTCACCTGTGCATATATCAACTCATGTGCATGGGCGGTAGATCACTCTGACAGCGTGATAGAGGGCGATAGATAGCGTAATGGATAAATATATCCACTGGAACATAAAAAACGCTCTGTGAGTGCTTTCCGCTCGTCACAGAGCAATACAGAAAGTGAGGGTACAATGCAGAAAATAAAAATAAACGATAGATTTTCACTTTGTTACGATGATAAAGGCGATAAATGGCTTGTTGAAAATAAAATATCAAAGAAAGGCAAAGTGAACGAGACAAACTACTGTGGTTATCACTGGCACTTTGAGCATTTGCTGAACCGCTTTGCCGAAAAGCGACTGGATGAAAAGACCGCAACTACGGTTAAAGGTGCACTAAAGGCACTGACAGAAGTAGAACAGGAGATAAAAGCACTGTCAGAGAGTATAGGAAAAGCACTTGATCAGAAATACAAGGAGATAATATGAAGGAACGCAAAAAGACCGAAATAGAGTGTATAGTATGCGGTAAAGTGTTTACTGCAAAAACGACTGTTGCGTGTTGTTGTTCGGACGAGTGCAAAAAAAAACGCAAGGCGCAATTAGACCATGCGAGAATTGCCAAGTTCAAAAAACCAAAAACGATACCTGCGCCGAGAGTAACAATAGACAAGACCCTTAAAGAGTGCAGAGAGAAAAATATATCGTATGCAGACAGACAGATACAAGAGACTTTACGGATGGTAGGTGGTGTCAAGTTATGAACAGCAGGCAGAAGGGCGCAAGGGCAGAAAGACAACTTGCGAAAGAATTGCGAAAATTCGGATATGAAGCAAGGAGAGGGGTACAATATTGCGGCGCAAATGGTGACGCTGATGTGACCGGCCTTGAAAAAATACATATCGAATGCAAGCATGTAGAACGCCTTAATATCCATGAAGCAATGGAGCAGGCAAAGAGAGACGCAAAAGAAGGTGAAAAGCCTGTTGTCATGCACAAGAAAAACCGTACAGAGTGGCTTGTAACAATGCCGCTCTATGACTGGATAGATTTATACAAAGCGTGGGAGTTATTATGATCGAGAATTATATATCATTCAATATCGAAAAATTCGTAGCAGACTGTTACGAGAAAAAGAAGATGTTACCGTCACTCTATGAGACATTAAGAGACATAGACGGACAGAAGGGTATAGACCCTACCAAAGACAAAGTACAGACAAGCCCGAACAATGACGCTGTACACAATGCCGCAATGTTACGGATAAAAATTGAGCGCAAAATTGCCGACTATGAACAGGATATAAAGATACTCCAAAAGGCAAAAAACACGCTTACGGACGCTGAAAAACAGGCGATTGATATTTGTTTCGGTGGCGGCAATATCGCTCGTCAGTGTGCCGATTTATACCTTGAGGAACGCACGATTTTCAACAGACGAAAAAAAGCCCTCGTCAAAATGACAAGGGCTATTATCGGTTAATAAATTGTGGTATAATATTTACATCATTGAAAACACCTTTCGGATTTAACCTTGCCGGATCTGCCAGTCTGACAGGGTTATTCCATTAAAAAAAAGGGACTTGTTTTAAGTCCCTTACAGTGTCTTGTAATTCTGTTTATCCATTATTGCGTCCAGTCCTTCTTTGACTATTTCTGCAAGACTTTCGCCTGCTTCTTTTCGCTTGTTCAGATAATCAATATATTCTTTGTCTTCTTCTTTCCTTAAAAACAGATTGAAACGCCTGTATGTTTTATCATTCCATCTTCGCTTTGCTTCTGTGCTTGCTCTGCCCATGTGCTCACCTTCCTTAATATACAGGATTTCTTTCATCAAGAAACCATGTTTCCCCATGTTTTTCATAATGCTTTTCTGCGTATGCAGTGAAAAACTCTTGTTCTGTACAAGGTGCAAGTTCTTCATGCAATTCTTCTCGAATATCATCGTCCATGTGCTGTACTGCAACATCGTACCATATCATTGTTCCGTGACTGTTCTCTACTTGTATCATTTCGTTTCTCCCTTCATGTTCTGATTATAACATCCTTGTCAATATCAACTGTTTTTTGCTAAAAGTATGTCTTGTAGTATTCCAAACTCTTCGGGCGTTAGCGTGATTCCCCTTGTCATAAGCGTGTGGGATGTGTCCCACGCTCTTATATCGTATTTGGGATTGCCGCCGTTCCACTTTACAACATTCAGTTCTTTACGCCATCCGTTGTTGTTTGTTTTAAGTACTCCTATATGATCTACGATCTCGTACATGATGTTATCTCCGTATACTCTGCAAAAGTTAGTTTTCATTTTGTTACTCCTTTCCGATAAAATCCAATTCATAACCTTCAACTTCTTTGTCTGTCAATTCTCTGTCATACGCTATAATGTCATGATACTGACCATCTACATCTGGTCTTTCTTCTCTGCCAATCAATCCATTCATTGGCTGACAACCAATGCTGAACCCTCTCAACCTCATACCGTACAGATACTTTGTTGCTTCTCTGTACCCTTCGCAATGTTCTTCCTGCGGATATGCGCCCTCTGGGCACATATCACTACAACAACTGTCACATAACCATTTCTTCATTTTGTTACTCCTTTCTGCTGCTTAAAGGCGGTAGTTGTTTACCGCCTTAAAATATCTGCTTGCTAATTCTTCATACAGTTCATCGTCTTCTGCCAGTTCCCATATATCATCCTCTGTTGCTCCGTCCGGATATACTTGTAACCATGTTTCAAGATTCGTTTCGTCAAGTTGCATATATTCATTCATGGTCTTGATGTTTGATACCCTGTGTTTCATCACTCTGAAATAGTCCTGTTCCCTCTGTACTATGTTATCCATGTTCATTGCTTAACTCCTTTCGTATAAATCGTTTACATACTCTTGCAGTAAAGGCACAATGTCCTTTATTTTCTCGTTCTCAAGGTCTGATAACTTCTCTGCTATCTCGTCATTGTCGCATTCGGGGTATGCTTCGTGCATTTCCAGTTCTGCTATGCTATATATAAGATTTTTCACCTGTTCCGGTAACTGCGTTATAAACATTACTTTGTTCATCATTTCTTTTTTCTCCTTACTGGCGGAGTTTTGCCGCTCCGCCTTCGGCGTCTGACTTACAGGATTATAAATAACCCAACTGCTATTACATATAGTGCGGTCTTCCAGTCGATTTTAATTCGTCTGCCGCAATACTCTTTTTTCCAGTCGTATTTATTCATGCTACCACCTCATTCTTCCATGTGCGCCGCCGCCGTATATTTCCGCAATGATCTCTTTTGCGTTTGCTCCGTTGCTGTTGATCTCGGCGTTTATTCTGACTGTTCTATCATTCTTGAAAGTGATTGTGATTATCTCCCTCGGTAGGTCGTTTTCTCTGTACTCATAGTCAATGCTCTTAACATAACTGCGATTGTCTGTTTTGATTGCTGTTTCCAGTGCTTTTATAAAACCCCTTTTCTCTTTATATTCTTCTCTCATTGTTCTATCTCCCTTCTGTATATCTTGCGTTTATTTGATCTATACTTGTCATGATGTCCTGTTTGTAGATTGTTCTATAATCCTCATACATACAAATTATGCTGTTCTGCATATACCACGGAACGCCTGCCTTGTCGCACTCATAGAGCGAAAACTCTATATTGCGTTTTGTCTGTTCGATTTCCCCGATTTCATCAGGGTAACGTTCTTTCATGTAGTTCAAGTCTGCTATCCAGTGAGCAAGACTGATTACAGCGTTTTCATCTGCCATTGTTTTTGGTGTCCATGTTCTCATTGTTCTGATCTCCCTTCTCTGAATTAAATAATTGCGGTTAACCTATACACCGCAAGGTTTTTGATTTACTGAATGTTGAGTATCATGTTTGCCGCTTCGATTGCTTTCGGTGCGGCGTACAGTATAGCGTTCTTGTCGTCTTTGAGATTGCTCGCCCATGATTTTATATATGCGGCTGAATTTTTGAAACTCATTTCTTTCTCAATTCCGAGGTAACTCATGATATAAGCCGCTCCGATTTCTGCAACGAGTTCTTCTCTTGCTCTTGCCTTTTTGTTCTTGCCGTAATCTGATACATCACGGTTTACATATCTTGCCGTGCTATGTGTCAGTTCGTGAAAAACTGTACTGTAGTATTCTGCCGTACTCTTGAATTGCTCTTTTTTCGGGAGTGTTACGCTATTGTCTCCCATGGTCTCATTAAAAGCACGGTTAGAACCGTATTTGATTTTTATGTTGTGGCTTTTTGTATATGCTTTAATCATCTGTTCTGCTTTGTTTTCGGGTTTCCATCTGTGAGTTTTCTGTTTTCTCTCGTGCTTTGCTTCAAGGTCTGTATCATCAATATTGAATACCGTGTACCCTTTAAGCACTCTCACCTTTTTCACTTCGTCCTCGTCGCCTTCTTCTGCGGCTTCGATTGTCTTGATAAACTCTTTGTAAAATATTATGTGTTTTCCTTTTGCGCCTTTGTTTACCTTGCCGCCGGCTTCTTTGATCTGCTTGAATGTTGCGTATTCGCCGCCGCCGAGAAGCAACTGATTAACGCCTTTGTAATCTTCGCCGCTTCCTCTGCTCCAACTTGTCCAAAACTCCCACGGTCTTATCCATGGAATAGTTCCCTTTTCGAGTTCTGCGATAAATCTTTCGCTGATTTCTTTCGCCCAGTCTCTTTTGTTGTTCTTTTTCATGATTGTTTCTCCTCTCGGTTTTTCCTTTTCTTTTTCCCTCTGCTCTGCTTTTTCACGGACTGGCAACCGTCCTCGGTAGCATTAAAGGGGTGTGTGTTTATGCACACACCATGTTAGCAATCTCAACTCTTGCTTCTGTTTCTTTGGCGTACCACATCTGCTTTTTGTTGTGCCAACGGTAGCCTGCTGCTTTGAGCATTTCCCTAACTGCCTTGTTCGGTCTTTCCTTGAAGGATATTTCAATCCCTTTGTGTTCTTCGTTGCGTTCCCAGTGTGCCGCCTTCTCTTTCTTTTCCAGTCTCTTAATACTTGCTCTGTCTTTGACTTTTACAACATTTTTCCATTCCACAACTTCGCTACGCTCACATACTCCAACGGTCTGTCCCTTTGCTCTTTTCTTTGTCTGTTTCATGTTCGTTTCTCCTTTTCATTGATTCCCTTGATTTCAGCACACCCGACTTGATGTGCTCAAACAAATTAACCAACTCTTGGTGTGTTGTTGCAGTCGCTACTGGTATTCAATCCCTACGGTTTTTAACCGCCTGTTTTCTTCTCCGCTCATATCATCGCAGATTGTACGTTTTCCCCGACTGTCATTAAATTGTCAATGTGCGCCGCTTATAGTCTCGGTAGACTTCTGTTCTTGTTCTGCCACGCTCCGACTGGAACGGTTTTATCGTCTTGTCTGACTTTGCGACCTGCACTGGATGTGCTTTGAATTGGTCTTGTTTAGATGGGTGCTTACTTGGTAAGTAAGTTATTATGTTGTGTCAACTCTGTTCAAGTTCTTGTTGATAGAGGGCTGTCCAAGTCGTATCATTTTCAATTGCTTGTTCCTGTTGACTTGCCTTAATTATACTTACCGAGTAAGCACTTGTCAATAGGGTTTTTCAAAAAAACTTTGGGTAAATTTTAATGAAACCGTGGAACCGTTGAAATTTCAGCGTTTTTTCATTGAAAAAAGATTATAAAAAGGGTATAGTATAAGTGACATATAATGATTTTATAGCAATACTGGCGGCAAAAAGCCGGTATTTTTTAATTAGTAAATTGCGAAAAATAAAAGGTAAAATGCAATAGCAGCGGAACGCTATAACGGGCACGGCGTCCAGTGGATCTATAGAAGGGTGATAACATGAGCGGTAGGAGTATCAGAAGCGAAAAGCAAAAAGAACATACTGAAAAGATAGCAAGTGATTATCATTCAGAGTTACAAGCCGCTAAAGAATTATTGAGAAAGTCAGCCAACGGAAAAAAACCAAAGTATAATAACCCTTACTTAATAGCATACAAGGTAGCACTCTACATAGAACAATGCAGACAGAACGATAAACCACTAACGGAAGCGGGTATTATTGTTGCTTTAGGAGTAGATAGAAACACATATAAGCGTTACCTGTCGGGAGACAATGACTATATAGGATTATCCGGTATGGAGTGCCAACAGTCAGAGAAAGATATACAGTTACAGATAGAACATTATAAGACAATAGACAATATACAACCTGTATTTAATTATCTTATTGATAATGATATATCAATAGTAAATGATGATATAAATAATATCTCATTTGATAAAAACACTCTTGTGTTAAGCAAGCCACTCAAAAAAGCAAGGGCTCTGATCTCACTGGAAAGAGAGGAAAGACTGGCAATATCGGGCAAGGTAGGCGACATATACACAATGAAAGCGAGGGAGGGCGAGGACTGGCAAGAAACAGCACAAAGGACCGAACATGTATTGAAGATTGAAGGAAGCAATGCACAAGCGGCACTGGAACAACTGGGTTATACAAAGGAAAAATAGCCAACATTTCCGAAAATCATACTTTTCGGAATAGTTAAAACGGTGGTAAAAATGTAGGTTTTATACATAACAATGAATAAAACTATCACGATATCCCGATGATATACATTGACCATTGCATAAACATACAGTGATTACCTAATATATGGTAAATACCATGCGATGTATAAGCATACAGTGTAATGTATAATAGTAGCGAACAGGGTATATAATGGTTTCCAGTACCCACACCCACACCACACCACACCCACACCCACACACGGAAAAAAGAAGGGAAAGAATTTAGAAGGTGGGGTATAGGCACAGAACCCCTTTGCACATCATGCGCACATTGAAAAGGAAAGCGCAGGCGACCCCGACCCCCCATCGCACCGGCTTTTATATTATATATATATATAGTACAATCCACACCCAAACTCCCCCAAAAGACCCCCTATGAAGAAAGGGTGGTACAGGGGATTTTTTAATAGGAGCAAAAATGGGCAGACCGAGTTATAAGAGAGCATATACAGAGTTAATAAGGGAGAACTACACAGCGTATGTGTTTGAGACGCAGAATCACGGATTAGACTACACGAAGGGGAAGTTAAGGTGGAAACCTACTGCATTTCATAAATTCCTCACAGAGAAGGTACAGGAGTTTATAGAGAGAGACACAGGCCACCCATACGACATACTACTTATAAGTACGCCGCCGCAGGTAGGAAAGAGCGTGTCAATAACGGAGACCTTACCGAGTTGGTATTTAGGACGCAATCCGGAGAAACGGGTAATCGAGATTTCATACAATGCCGACTTTGCGAAGCGGTTCGGGAGAAGGAACAGGGATAAGATCAACGAATTTGGTTATATATTTGGAATTAGTCTGTCAAGCGAGACTAAGTCTATGGAACTATTCGAGTTATCGAATAAACGAGGTAGCATGTTATCTGCCGGTGCAATAGGCGGAGTAACAGGAAACGCCTGTGACTTAATGATAATAGACGACCCTATCAAGAACAGGGAAGAAGCAGATTCAGAGACAGTGCGTAGGAAACTGTACGATGAATGGATAAACTCATACAAGACAAGATTAAGTGCAGGAGCGAAAGTAATCGTGATCCAAACGAGATGGCACGAAGACGACCTGTTTGGCCAACTTATGCGAGACCCTTATGCAACGGTAATGAACTTTCCGATGGAAGCAGAGGAAGACGATATATTAGGTCGGAAGGTAGGCGAACCATTAGTACCGGAGATAGGGAAGGATAAAGGTTGGCTGAAGGCATTCAAGAAGGCCATGGAGCAAGGCGACATTGAAAGCGAAGGCGAGAGCGGCATACGAGCATGGAACGCCTTGTACCAAGGCAGGCCGACTGCACTTGAGGGCAACTTACTTCAAAGAGACTGGTGGCAGTACTACGAGTACGAAGACACGATGGAATTTGAGCATTTGGTGTTAAGCGTAGACGCCGCCTTCAAGGACAACGATTCAAGCGACTTTGTAGCAATGGAAGTATGGGGCAAGCGAGGGCCTAACTGTTACCTTGTTGATATAACTCGTAAGCACTTAAATTTCCAAGCGACCATGGACAGGATAATGCAGTACAAAGCCTTGTACCCCTTGCAGGAGATTTTAGTCGAGGATAAGGCCAACGGTACAGCGATCATACAAGTTTTGCGCCGCAAGATAGAGGGGATAATAGCGATAGAGCCGAGAGGGAGCAAAGAGAGCAGAGTAAACGCTGTATCCTTTGCGATAGAGAGCGGCAATGTCTATTTACCGAAAGGCAAGAAATTCGTAAAAGAGTTTGTCGAGGAATGCTCACAATTCCCGAACGGCAAGCATGACGACATGGTAGACAGTATGAGCATGGCACTTGCAAGGCTGATATGGAGACAGAGCAAGCGTAAATATAAGCGCAGAGAGCGTGCATGGTGGGAGAAACCGGAGCGCAGTTTAGGAATGACGAAAGGCAAGAAGATACATGTTATATAGCGTAGGAGTAGGGCTGCTGTTAGCGGCCTTTTTCATTGGTGGATTTTTCTTTGGAGCGACTAAAGGGCGCAATCCCGACAGTCTGAAAAAGAAGAACAAGACAAGTCAAGATCAGAAACGCATGGAGACATTAGCGAAGAATGTAGCCAACTACCAAGGCAATTCTGACGGACAGGAGAAAATATGAACATTTGGAACAAGTACGAAGAATGCAAGCAGTACGCCGAGAAGAAGCGTATCACGCAGAAAACGGAAGAACAGTGGAACTTCTTTAACGACAAGCAATGGGAAGGATTAGAGAGCGGCGGAGAGATACTGCCGTATTTCAACTTCATCAAGCCGATAGTACGCTACAAGGTATCAACCGTATGCAGTAGCAGTATGACAGCGCAGTATTCAGACCTAACAGGCATGCACGACTACTCAAAATTCAATTCCGACTTCACGGCCAACTGGGAGCGAGCGAACATGGACAGGGTATCGTGGAAAGCAGTTAAGGTAGCGGCGATCGAAGGAGACAGTTACACATATTTCGGTGATGAAAAGATGGTCGATGTAGATGTGTTAGGTGAGACAGAAATACTGTTCGGAGACGAGCAGGGCCAAGACATACAGGCGCAACCATTTATCATCATCAGAGAAAGACTGCTTGTCAGTGAAGTAAGAAAGATAGCGAGGGAAAACGGACTTGACGAAGCGGAGATAAACGCAATTCAGCCGGACACAGACAACGACTATCTTGTTGGAAACAAAGACGATGTAGACGAAAACAGTAAAGCGACCTGCATAGTGTATTACGAGAAGATAGACGGAGTAGTACACATGGCAAGGGCGTGTAAGAATTGCGAGTTTGTGCCTTTACATCCTGTCAAGTACACGATAGGCGGAGAGATGGCAGGCGCAGGCTTGAGGGTATATCCGTTCGTCCAGTACAGATGGGAAGATCAACCCAACAATGCGAGAGGGCTTGCAGAAGTCAGAACTCACATACCAAATCAGATAAAGGAAAATCAAGTACTGGCACAGAGAGCGATAGCGGTAGCACAGGCGGCATACCCGAAGATGGCATACGATTCAACCATGGTACAAAACCCCGAAGCACTTGACACAGTAGGCGGCATTATCGAAGTCACAAGCGGCGGAGTGCAGAAGGTAAATGACATGGTTGGTTACTTAAACCCTGCCACTATATCAAACGATTCACAGCAACTTGCAAACGACTTAAGGGAAGTCACAAGAGAACTTGCAGGTGCGAGTGAAACGACACTGGGCCAGATAGACCCGACAAGAGTAGCGGCCAGCGCGATTGCGGCCTTGAAAGATTCAAGTGCAGTCAATGTCAACGAGCAGGTAGCAAAATACCGCCAGTATGTTGAGGAGATAGCAAGGCTATGGTTGCCGTTACAGATAGCATACACCCCAAGCAAAGTTGAGAGTATGCTTGACGGAATAAGTCTTGAAGAATTTGAAACACTTGAGCCGGATATAAGGGTAGATGTATCACCCGACACACCATGGAGCAAGGAAGCAAGACAGCAGACCATAGACAATCTGTTAGAGAAAGGCCACATAGATCTGTCAGAATACGCAAGGCTTGTAGCAGACAATTCACCTGTACCGAAACAAGAACTATTGCAGATAGTACAGGAGAGAGAAGCAAGGCAGGCGCAGATGGCACAACAGCCACAGATGGCACAACAGCCAATACCGCAGTAATGCGTTAATGGAGCAAGGCATAAGCCTTGTTTTTTTATAAACCAAAGGAGCAACAAATGAGTGATTTTTTAAGCGCAGAAATGTCGGAAGTCGCTGAACCGACAGAAGGAACTCAAGGCGTAGAAGAGTACGAAGTCGCCGACCGTACAGAAAGGGGAACTGTTGACGAACAGTATGACGAGACGGAAGACACCGAAAACAACGATTCCGAGGATTACGAGGATGAAGAAGACGCTGACGAGCAGGGCAGAACACCGGCAGACGCCGCCTTTGCAGAACAGAGACGCAGAATAGCGCAACTGGAAGCAGAGATAGCAGAACGAGACGCCGCAATGGCAGACCAAGAGAGAGAAGACGAGAAGAACGAGCAGTTATATCAAGCAATAGCCTTTGCACAGGAGCAGGGCTATACCGATGATGAGATCGAAGACTTGATCGCCGACATACAGGAAGACCAAGAGAAAGAAGACCTCATGGCACAACTGCAAGCAGAAAACGAACGCCTTCAAGACGAACTGTTATTGCAGAGCGTTGAACAACAGGCCGTGTCTGACCTTAACACACTAAAGAAAATAGACCCGACACTTAAAGACCTTGACGATTTAGGCGAGGACTATTTCAAAATGCGTGCGGCAGATATTGACCCTGTCAGAGCGTACTACGCAGTCAAAGCGGCAGACGAATACACAAAGCCGCAGGGCGCAGTACCGGCAGGGAGACTGAACAGAGCGAAACAGGAGAGTGAATACTACACAAGTGAAGAACTCGATAATCTGTCAAAAGACGAAATCAAACGCAACTGGGATAAAGTGCAACGGTCTATGGATAAGTTAGCAAAGGAGTAATAGACTATGGCATATCAGAATTTTAAGGCCAACATTTGGGAAGCGGCCATCGAGAAAGACCTTGAAAGAGAACATGTATTTGTCACAGACTGTAATAGAAACTACGAAGGAAAAGTTAAAGGTCTGGGCGACAGTGTAACAATCAAGGGCGCAGGACAGCTCACACTCCGTACAGGAGCAGACGGAGTACAGCCGGCATTCACAGCACCGGAGAATGTTGAAGGCACAAATCAGATTATGACAATCAAACACTGGGTAGACTTCAACTTCATGGTCGGAGATATTGACAAGGAACAGGGCGCAGGCGGCGCAATCGGAATTTATACTAAACAGGCAAGTGAGAAGATCGCCAATGCACACGATATGCTCGTTGCAAGCATGGCGGCAGACCCACTGGCAGTTTACGACAATTCAAGCGCAGTACAGATCACCAAGGCCAATGTTCTTGAGACAATCGACAACGGCATTCAGAAACTTTGGGAGAAGGATGTACCGTCCAACGAAAAACTGACACTTGTTGTATCACCGAGATTCTACATGATTCTGAAACAGAACTACATGGCACTCGACACAGACAACTCCGAAATGATTAAGAGGGGTGCAGTTGCTATGTACGGCAATGTAGACATTAAACTGTCAAACAATGTTTACACAACAAACAGCGGTGCACAGGACAAGATCATGCTCCGTACTTCAAGAGCGATTGCATTCGCAAATCCTCTGACAAAGACGGAAGCATACAGACCGGACGCATACATGGCAGACGCAGTAAGGGGCGTGTCACTGTTTGACGCTAAACTCGTCAGACCGAAAGAAATGATCGTTCTGAACTGCAAATACGCATAAGGAGGTATAAGAGCATGGCAAAGACAGGAACAGCAGTATCTGCGGCACAGATACTCCGTACTAACGAGGGAGTAGCAGAAGCAGGAACAGCGGTTGCGGCTTCCGTAAAAACCTACAATGTGCCGGTAAACAGCAACAAGAACATCGTTCTTTGTTTCATACCGACAGCGGCAGGAAACATCACCATCAAGAAGGGCACAGGGCTTGCGGCCACCAACGACACAGTATGGCCCATTACAGCAAGCAAAGCAAACTGGATTGAGGTTGACACATCATCGTTTGCACTTGTGGCTGATGATGGAGACGATAAAGGCGATATGCTGCTTGTAACAGACGGAACAGTAGCCGGAACACTTTATGTAGTAAACGCACTGTAAACGGTAGTTAGGGGGGAGCAATCCCCCCTTATTTTTTTAAGGAGAAATATTATGACATTTGCTGAATTAAGACAGAGAATGCTTGACTTTGGCTTTGAGGAACAGGAGTATCTGTCAGAAGCAATAACTACAAGTGAGTTTATATCAAGCATAAACCAAGCAAGACAGACGATAGCGCAGTATTTCCCACAGCAAGGCAGATGCGACTTCACGCAGGACGGAACAGGCACAGGGCTTCACAGAATAGACTTACAGAACAAGACAGAAAACAACGCTGAGGGAGAAACAGTGCCTATAACCTTTGATGGCACATTTGACAGTTTTAACAATATGCAGATTATACAGAATGGCAATGCACTTCCGTTCAGCGATTATACGATAGAGCAAGACCACATTGTAGTACTCAACTATGCACTTGCAGGAACATTCACGATCTTCTTTGAGAAGGGAGTAACACTGTTTACGGTATCGACACCCGATGAAGCAGACATTGAGATACATCCCGAAGCAGAACACCTTGTACCACTTCTTGCAAGTTATCACGCATGGCTTGATGATGATATGCAGAAGGCAGTTTTGTACTACAACGAATACGAACAGGAAAGAGACAAGATACTGACAAGATGGCAGGAGAGAAACGCTAAAAGCAAAGCAAGAATTGTAGGTGGTATAAGATGGCACTGAAAGTACCAAGCGCACCAAGCACGAACACAATTAAATACACCAACCTGTTAGGTTGTGACTTCTCGCAGGAAGCAAGCCTTGTAGATAGAGCGCATTCACCCGATATGCTTAACATGATCTCTGACGAAGGCGGTAACCCTGTAAAGCGTACTGGATGGGAGCATATAGCCGACATAGATGATTCCGAATATGGGATTGAAAACGTGTGGAGAGCAAGTTTCGAACATCGTGACCATGTAATAATATGCACCAAATATTCCCCTATAGCTACAGGTTTGTTTGAATTGATTATGAGAAATGGCAACACAAGAATACTAACTATAGATGGCGGCGTTGAAAATGTACAATTTGCACACCAAATAGGCGATTCATTCTTTGTGATGAAAAAAGGAACGCTTTATGAATTGGTTGAAGACCAACAAGCTCCTTATTATCTTGTAAAAAATTTAAGAGAGCCGTATGTACCAACGACAATAATATCAAGACCGCCGGACGGAAACGGTGGCACAGCATACGAAGAAGTCAACCTTCTCACTCCACAGAGAACAGAAAAATTCCTTGTCACGACAGAAACCAACACATTCAAACTGCAAAGCGCAGCAAATACAAGTGCGTCGCTCAAAGTCGAAGTGAGGAACGGTGAAAACTGGGAAATTAAGAATGCAAGTTTCACAGACGCACAGACAGTAACAGTATCAGAACAAGTGCCAGTGGCCGTGCCGGCAGGAGTGGATAATGTCAAAATCACATACTCCGGCACGATTGACAATACGGAAAAAATAAAGAAAGCGTATATGTCAGAAGTACTGACGCAAGGTACAGGAACAAGGATATTCCTTGCAGGTGATGATGGAGCGATATACTACTCCGCAATGAACAAACCGAACTACTTTCCCGACCTTAACTACATACAGTTGAGCCAAGGCAAAATGAAAGGTTTTGTTTATGTGCAAAACGAACTGGCGGCAATAACAGCAAGGGGCGGCAACTCATGTATCAACCTGTTATACGACAGGCAGATAACGGCAAACGAAGTATCAACATCAGACGCAAACCAAGGCACAACAAAAGCAGTCACCGAAAATGTATTTGCGGTAAAGAGTATTCCTTGCAGTAACGGTGCTATCTCAAACAAGGGATTTGCGGTATTAGGAGACGAGCCATTATTTCTGACTGACGAAGGGATAATGGGTATCGTGTCATTATCATCAACAGGCGACAGGGTAGCAAGAAACAGGAGCAGATCAGTCAACAGAATGTTTACCAAAGAAACAGATTTGCAGAGCGCACAACTGTTTGTATTCAACGATTATCTGTATGTCATAAACGGTCATTTCTGTTATGTGTTTGATGGGCGACACAAATCGGGCGATCCTACCAACAACACCAATTATTACTATGAAGCCTACAGATGGGAGATAAGCGGAATAAGCGGTTTTCTAAAGATGTTTGCTTACAATGACAGAATATACTTTATCTGCAATGAAACAAACGGAAAAGCCAAACTATGTGCCTTCAAGAATACAGGCAACATAACAGACTATTCAGACGGAAGCCACTTTGACAGCGAGACAAGTTCTCAAGTAGGCGGTGTAGCGATAAATGCAAGATGGACTACAAAGAATGACGATGATAATTCGCCACAGATGTTCAAGACCATGATGAAAAAAGGGAGCATGGTAACATTGCAACCTTACGAGCGGTCAAGTGTAACAGTCTATGCAAAGCCGGACGGTAAACAGGTTAAATATCTGATAGGGCGGTACATCTGCGGTCAGTGGAAAGGCTTTGATGAAGTCGATTTCACTGAATTTATATTTGATACGGCAGATGGGCCGAGAGACTACTTTTTCAGAAAGAAAAGAAAGAAGTATGTCAGACTGCAACTCATATTTGAAAACAACGAGATCAACGAAGGTTTTGGCATACAGCAGGTGACAAAGACAGTCACGGAAACGAGATACGCAAAGTAGGAGGTGATTAAATGGGTTATCTTGACGAATACAAAGTAACTCAAGGCGAGATTGCTACCAACCATGTACAGGCCGCACCAACGGTGCTGAATGGTACAGCGTCACAGAACAAGAAAGTATTTGATAACCTTGCAGAACTCATAGCAGGCAAGCACAACAGCCTTGCAGACGCAATAGACAGTAAGCAGACCGAGACCGACACCGCAATAGCAGGTGTGGCAAGTGACTTGCAGGAAAGCACTGGCAATCTGCAAGAACAGATTGACGAGATCGAGCGCACTCCGGGGCCTCAAGGCCCACAGGGAGAAAAAGGCGATAAAGGCGAAAAAGGTGACACTGGCGAACAGGGCATACAAGGCCCTCAAGGTGTAGAAGGCCCACAAGGGCCGGCAGGGCCGCAGGGCATACAGGGAATCCAAGGTCCGAAAGGCGATACAGGAAACACAGGACCACAAGGCCCACAGGGCGTCAGAGGACTTAAAGGCGACAAAGGCGATAAAGGCGACGCAGGAGTAGACGGAACGAGTTTTGTTGTATGGGGTCACTACGACACTAAAGCAGACCTTGACGAAGCACATCCAACAGGCGAAAAAGGCGAAGCATATTCAGTCGGAATAGTAGAGCCTTATCTGATATACAACTGGGATTTAGACCAAGAAGCGTTTGTATCAGTCGGAAGTCTGCAAGGACCGAAAGGCGACAAAGGCGATACAGGAGAACAAGGCCCTCAAGGTCAGACAGGAGCGCAAGGCCCACAGGGTGTACAAGGCCCGAAAGGCGATACAGGAGCGCAAGGCCCACAGGGAATACAGGGCGAGCAAGGCCCACAAGGCGAACAGGGTATTCAAGGCGTACAAGGCCCGAAGGGAGACAAAGGCGACACGCCCACAATGGACGATACACTGTCTGCCACATCAGAGAACGGAGTACAGAACAAAGTAATAAAGGCGGCAATAGACACAAAGAAAGACGACTTCTCCGAGAACACAGCGTTCAACCGTGACTTTGAAACCACACCGTCAAACATCAAAATGAACGGTACGCAGAGTTTAGGAACAAGCACAAAAATTGCACGCTCTGACCATATACATCCGTCAGATATAAGCAAGGCAGATGTGACCTATGTTGACGCACAGGATGAAGCGTATGCAGACATAGGACAGAAGAATGCTGATTTGATATGTGCTGAGCTGAAGTGGGGTGTGAAGCTACTAAGCAATGTTACTGGCACGATCAAGCGTGACGAGATAGGCGATATGATAGTGATCTATGTTAATTGCGTAACAACAACAAACATAGATGAAAAGATGCCAATCAGTAAAACCTCTATTTCGCCTGTTTTGTTTCCGTCAAGTGATCAGTCTGAAAAATGCAGAACAGTACCAACGGCAAATATATTATTAGACACAGTCGGCAAAATCAACCTTGACCCAAACGGTACAACAATCCCAAGCGGAACAGAAATAAAAGGCGAAATCGCATATTTATATATATGAAAGGAGGACGAAATGAAGATTAAAGATATGCTGTACATCCTTTGGACGCAAACTCACGAAGATACAGGATGGTTGCAACTGTCAACAGAAATCAAATACAGAAGGAAAAACGGATGGGTGTATGTGCACATCGAAAACTTAGCGAAACCATCATCGAATGTTATCGGCACATTACCTGCAGGCTTCAGACCAAGCCTAAATGTACAACCTTATATTCGAACGAACAGTGGCACACCAATATCGGCATGGATTACAAACGAAGGTAAGATCAATGTAGATGCGTCTTCCATCCCATCATCCGCTGTAATAGCAGGCTTTGTTGCATTTCCAGTATAAATCACCAAAGGGGGTGAACGAATGAAGATACACAAAATGTTAAGCAAATACAATCAGCAGTCACGGAACGGAAGCAGTATCAAGTATATCGTTATCCACTATGTAGGAGCGATAAGTTCAGCGAGAAACAACTGTATCTATTTTCGTGGCGGCTACCGTGGAGCGTCAGCACACTTCTTTGTTGACAAGAAGATATATCAGAGCATACCACTGAACATGGCGGCATGGCATTGTGGTAAATTCTCTGCCACCGCATAGAGAAATCTATGTGAAAAACCTCTTTAACTGCTGGGAACTCCTAACGTAAAGACGAGGACAATCAGCAACCAAGACTTGATTAACTACTCACAGGCACAGGCTTGTCGAGCAGTAGGCGGAAAAGCATATAGCGGTATAGCAAGAGCGTGCAAAGGACAAGCAAAAACTGCATACGGCTATAGATGGAAATATGTTTAATCAAGTAAGGTTCAACGACTATCGAAAGCACATCAAAAGGTGGAAGCGAGTAGAGTACACTCAAGCGAGTGGAAATGGGAGGCACCCTGCAAAGGGTGAAGATATAGTCTGAACTGTATGGAAACATACAGCAGTTCATAGGAGAACGGCACATGATTAGCGATCATGTGTGAACACAAGTCTGGGAGGACTTCAGGACACAGGGAACGCCTATGTCAAAGGCAATCGGGGTGCAACACTTCACGGAGTATGTACCAACAACAACTCAATCGGCATAGAGTTATGTTGCAAGAAGAAGAACGGAAGAATCGTACCGACAGAAGAAGCGATCAATACTGCAATTCCACTTGTCAAGAAACTGATGAAGAAATACGGAATACCTGCAAGTCATGTTATCCGTCACTTTGATGTAACAGGGAAATGTTGCCCGAACGGATATATCAGCAGAACAGCATGGAAGATGTTGCACGAAAGACTGACTGCAAGGAAACTGCCGAAGTGGCCGACAAAGAATCTGAAAAAGGGAAGTTCGGGCGTACAGGTAATGTCATTGCAGAAATGTCTCAACACGATAATCAACGCAGGTCTTGATGTAGACGGTGACTTTGGCAAGAAGACAGCGGCGGCAGTCAAGAAATTCAAGAAGAAGAAGATGGGAAGTAAGAAGCCCACATCACTCGTACGGAGTAAAACCCGAAAGAAAATAAAGGAATTAATGAAATGAGCAGTACAATAATTATTGCAATTATCAGTCTGTGCGGAACATGCTTTGGTTCTATCGCAGGTATTATGACTGCCAACAAACTGACTAACTACCGTATCGGAGAATTAGAGAAGAAAGTTGACAAGCATAATAATGTCATAGAGCGAGTAACAGTTCTTGAACAGAACGACAAAGCGCAATGGGCGTGGATTGACAGTTTCAAAGAATATCACGGAGGAGAGTAACCATGGATTTTATTAAAGAATTTTTTATTCCTATCGTTCTTGTAGCGTGTCTTGTAATCGGTTATCTGATGAAAAACTTTATGCCGACAGACAACAAGTGGATTCCACTGACAGTAACGATTTTAGGAGCGATATTCGCCTGCCTGTCAAAGCAGAGTATCACATTTGAGATTATCGTAGCAGGAGCGGTAACAGGTCTTGCAAGCACAGGCCTGCACCAGTTATTCAAACAGTTCATTGATGATGGCACGATCATTTACGAAAGGAAGAAATGACGATGGCAAAGAAAAAGAAGTACATAAGTGCAGGAATACCAAGTAACTGGGGGAAAACCAAACCAAAGAAGAAGAACAAAGTTAAATTAGTTACTACAACAACCAAAGGCGGAGTAATAGGCCCGGCCACAACACCAAAGCCGGCAACACCTGTAACTCCGAGACCTGCCGCACCTACCGCACCTGTATATACATATCAGAATATGGGTATGGGAAACAGAACGCCCGAAGCAATCAACAAGAGATATGATGATCAGTACGCCGCAGAGAAGGCAAGGCAGGAAGGTGTAGCGGCTTCACAGATACAGGCTGCAAACGCAGACGCAGACAGAGTACAGAACGCCAATTACATAAACTACATGATGGCACAGAAGGCAATGCCCGAACAGTTAGCGAGACTGGGCGTAAACGGTGGAGCAAGCGAGAGCAGTCTGATTAGAGCAAATACAAACTATGCTACCATGCGTGGCAGAGCGGAGACTGACAGAGCAAATCAGATAAGCAAGATAAACAGCAACCTGTCAAATGGTCTTGCAGAGTATAAGGCAACATCAGACAAAAACCGCAACGATGAAATAACTGCCGCAGAAACAGACTTCTACAACAGGGTACAGGCTGACAAGCGTTTCAGAGAAGAACAGCGTCAGTTCGACGAACAGCAGGCCGCTTCACAGAAGAACGCAGACAGAGAGTATGCATTGAAAAAAGCAGAGATCAAGCAGAACAAAAGTGATTCCAAGTGGAACAGGAAGATGGAAAAACTAAAGTTCAAGGACAACAAGATGAACAACAAGTATAAGATCATGTCTGATGAAGTATCTAAATACGGTGATGTAAAGTCTGTCAATAAAGCGATCAGAAGCGCAAAAGCCGCAATGAAGAACGCCAGCGGTTCAAGAAAGACCGCACTTAAAACAAAGATAGCTCTTCTGAAAGGACAGCGTAGTGCCATTAAGGGTAAATACAATGATGCAACACAGGAAGTTAAAAACTCGATAAAACTCTGGAAGGCAACGAGCGGTAAGAACGCAAACAGTTCAAGCGGTTCGAACAAGTCAAACAAGACGAACAAGAAGAACGCAAACAGTTCAAGCAGTTCAAACAAAACGAACAAGACGAACAAGACCAACGGCAAAAAGAACAAGTCAAAGAAAAAGAAGTAGGTGAAAAGATATGGCATTTGGATTTGGACCGATTAAAAAGCGTGGGTCGAAGAAAAAAACAAACTGGAAAAAGTACAATCAGAAAACCACGAAGAAAACAAAACAGGATATTAAAAATCGTTCATGGACGCCAAAACCGAGCACTCCAAGCAGGCCAGTAACACCAAAAAGTCCTGTCATGCAGAGTGGCGGCGGCAGTCGTATAGGTCAGAAAACAGAGAACAAATCCATCGAATCAACCAAGAAAGCCGTAAAATCTGTTTTCAAATCCTTGTCAAAGGGCAAGAACAAGAAAGTATCACTGAACAGGCTGAATAACTCATTAGGCGGCAGAGCAGGTCAGAAGACAGAGAGGATTAAATTCACTCCGTACAAGATGAACACTAAAGGTCTCACTGATCGTGAAGCAGGCCACAAGCAGAGGTATCAGCAGAGTTTTAGGAGCGGTCTCCAAACAGGCGGCCGCTCTTTCCTTGCGGCAGAAAAGAGTGGTGCATACGCCAACAAAATGACTGACAAGGAAAAGAAGAATGTAGTTAAGAGCATTGAAAAAGACTACAACAAGAAAGCCAAGGACGGACGCAAAGCGTTTATCGCAGGTCTAACCAAGTCAGATGTAAATGTCGAGATTGCAACAAAGGCACTGTTCGGCAAGAGAGCGAACACGAAGAAAGTCAGAAAGACAGGCGCATACAAGGCAGGCGACACCGTACAGGAAATCGCTTCATACTTCATTGCACCGACAGAAGCCGCCGCAGGTAAACTGGGCGAGAAAGCAGTAAAAGCCGGAGCAAAGAAAATCCTCAAAGCGGAAGCGATAAAGAGCGCAGAGAAATCGGCAGCCAAGCGAGTAGCGGAAAAGACTACGAGTGATGTAACAAAGAAAATCCTCAAAGGCGAAGTAAAGGCAACAGACAAGGCAATAGCCAAGAAGTTGGCAGGCAAGAATGTAGAAAAAGCGATCAAGACCATAAGCGAAAAAGGTATCAAGAGAGGAAGCGAGAAAGCGGTAACAAACGCAGGCAACAAGGCATTCAGAAAAATCGAGGATAAGGCAGTCAGAGACGCAATCAAAGAAAGCGGCAAGAAAGTCATGGGTAGCAAACTCAAGTCGCAGGCCGTGAAGCGTGGCGGTGATGTAGTTGCCAACGCACCCTTGAATGCAAGATACGCTGTAAGTCATGCAGAGGACGCACGCAAAGAGAACAGAGACGCAGAATTAAGCCAGTTAAAGAAGTCATTCAAGAGTGGTAAAGTCTCGCAGGAAGACTATATGTCAAAGCGTGCCGCAATCAAGAAAAAATATTCAAGCCTTGATATGGGTGATGTTGCCAAAGACTTTTTGCTTAACACTGGCCTTGATGTAGGCATAGGCGGCGGCATTGACGCAGTAACAGGCAAAGTACGCAAAGTAAAAGCGGCAAACGCAAAGCGTATCAAGAAATATGAAAGCCAGTTAAAAGGCGGCATGACAAGAGAAGCCAACAAGAGAGCCAAGGAAGCCGCCAAGCGTGCCGAAGAAAAAAACGCAAAGAAAGGCTTTTCAAAAGTAGGCACTAACCCTGTTAAGAGCAAGACTATTGCGAGCGCAGAAACTTTGAGTAATGGTAAGGTTGCCAAGAGATCGTTTGACAGAATAGACAAACTGGAAGCGGCAAAGAAAATATCCAAACGGCAGGCAAGACAGGAGCGTAAAGCACTCACACAGGCTATACAGAGACAGACAGGCAGGACAGGATTTGCATTCAAAGGCAAGAACGGTATCGAGTTTGGCAGAGCAACCAAACATGGTATAGAGCGTATTGACAATGAGACATTCGGCAGGAATTTAGGCCTTGATAAGCGGTTTAAGGGCAACGAAGCGAGCGGCAGAATATCAAGATTAAAGAAAATGACGCCCGAACAGAAAGCCGATATGGAAAACCTTAAAACTGCAAGAAGGATAGAAGCCGAAAACAAAGAAGAAGCAAGAAATCTTGAAAGACTTTCAAAGGCGGAAAAAGCAGAAGGTAAAAAGGCACTCACAGAAAGAGAAGTCAAAGCACACGATGAAGAACTCCGTGAAGTCGATGACAAGAGGTTCGGGAAGACCGAGGAAGCCAAGGCCGAGGAAGCAAGGAAAATTGAGCAGTCAAAGCCAAAGACCAAAACTGCAAATAAGCGTCAGCAGAAATCAATGAAAAAAGTACATGACAAGTACGGCTTCAATGAACAGGCAAGAAAAGAAATAGAAGACGCAATCGAGGATTATGTAAAAACCAACGACAAAAAGAAATTTGCTGAAACAATCAGAGCACACGCAGACGACGCAGTTGTTGAAAGGTTAGACAGTTTTGACGATATAACAAAAGCCGCAATATCTGATGTAAGAAAAAGAATGCGCAGAGGGTTCTACAACGAAAAAATGAAAGGTGCGCCCGGTCAGTTCGATGGTGGTAAAACATTTAATGGGTACGGCAATTCAGCGTGGAACAAGAAAGAACAGTTTGAAGAATACGGAACGAAGTTATACAACAAAGGCGGCAAAAAGAAAAGAGGACATATTGACAACGAGTACATGGAATTAAATGAAATGTTTGGCGAAATATTCCCACAGGATATTCAAAGCCCATTAGATCAGTTAGCACGTATGAAAGAAGTTGCTGACTGGGGCGAAAAAAAATGGGAGAAAGCCGCCAGAGAAGTAATGTCAGAAAAAGAGATTGATAACCTTGCAGACGATTTAGCAGACGAATACATTGAAGCGGCAAGTGCGGCAGAGCCAAGAGCAGGAAAGAATATCAAGCCAAAAGAGAGAAAGAGCAAACTTGCAGAGACGGACAAGGTATATGATGAGACACCTGCTTATGAGGATATACACCCCGAAGCAAAAGCCGAGATTTCACCCAAGGCAAAGGACGCCACAAGAGGGGCGGAAACCACTCCCACAGCCGAGAAAACATCAAAGTCGAGGAAAGTATCAACCGCAGATAAAAAGGGTCTGAAATCGCCCGAAAATAAAACTGATGAAATGTTGCCGAGAAAAGGTATAACAAAGCCTTCTGAAAATCCTGTTACAAGAGACATACAAAGTCATATAGGGAACAGCAAGAAAAAGAGTGGCAGACTTGAAGGCAACAAGGCGGTAGTTGACGCAAGGCGTAAATTTGTAGACAGTCTGTACTTTACCGAAAGAGAAGCCAAAAAGTGGGCCGAAGTCACAGGAGACAAGCAGGCCTTTGAAGAACTCCGAGGAAGCCTCAATGCGTTCAGACAGTCGGCAGAGAAAGCCAATTATTCTATTACAGAAAGACAGATTGACTTTGACGGTAAAGATGTGGGCAAGAGTGTAAAAAGTATCGTGCAGGATATGAACAGCAAAGGCACACTGGAAGACGCCGAAGCATATCTGTATCTTATCAACCATGCTGACAGACTGGATAACGCCAAGAGTAAGGAAATGGGGAAACTCATTGAACAGTACAAGAAGATTGAGAAAGACATTGATACTGGCAAACTCGAAAGCGCAGAAGGCGAGAAAAAACTCATTGCACTTGAAGAAAAGATGGACGAACTCGATGATGATGGTGTAATGAAAATTCGTGAAAACAAACGGCTATTCAATGACAAGACCGCAAAGGAAGCAAGAGAGGAAGCGGCAAAGATCGCAAAAGAAAACCCCGAAGCGGTAAAAGACGCACAGAGGATAGTGCAGTATTTCAGAAATGACCTTGATTCGCAGGTGAAAGCAGGGTTAGTAAGTGCTGAACAGGCAGACCATTTCAAAGAGATATACCCGAACTATGTACCTGCACATAGAGCAGACTTTGGAGACGGTGTGTCAAAGTCATTAGTGCCGAACATTGACGCTCTTGTTGCAAAAGGGTCTGACAGAGATATATTACCCATAGAAACGCAAATGCAAATGAGTGCACACTATACTCATTCTATGGGAACGCAGAACGAACTCAAACAGATCATTGCAAGGAACTCCGGAGCAAACACAAAGGCACTTGAAGAACTTGATGTAGACCCATTGGAAGCGGCGGCATTCTTTGAAGAAGGAAGCGGCAAAATCAAATTCTTTGAAGATGGAAAACTCAAGACGGTTGATTTAGGGCCGGCAGGGAAAGAAATAATAAAAGACCTTGAAGATCAGATAAAAAACAATGTCACCGAAGATTGGAGCAAAGGCGCACTTCACGCACTCGGCACAGTCAATAAAGCATTTAAGGCTCTTATCACTGACTATTCGCCAGTATTTATGATTAAGAACTTTATGCGAGATGTGCCGGAAGGTGCATTGCAGGCAGAGAGCACAAGAAAGTATCTCAAAGAATTGATCGGTCTGAACAAAGGATTTGACCCTTCCTTAAAGTCAATCCTTACCAATGACGATTACTACAAGGCATATTTGAGAACAGGTGCAGGACATTCGCAACTTGTCAATTCGGTAAAGATACTGAACGAGAGAGAGTTTAAGGCACTTAAACCGTTAGAAAAGCTGCAGAGACTTAATGAGATCGCAGAGCAAATGCCGAGAGTTGCAGAATTTAAGTCAGCATTAAAGCGTATGGGTGTAACACCCGAAACCGCCACAAAGTCGCAACTCGACAGGGCGTCACTTGCGGCGGCAGATGTAACAGTCAACTTTGGCCGTAGCGGAAGTGTCGGCAGGCTTATAAACAAATCATTCGTTCCGTTCTTCAACCCTGCAATACAGGGATTTGACAAGATCATCCGTGTTATCAACAGGGATAAGAGTGCAAGTGGAATGATGAAACTTGTTACGAAGGCCGCACTACTCGGAGTAACGCCAGTAGCAGTCAACGAAGCACTTGTAGGCGATAATCCGAACTACAAGAAAATATCTGACAGGGATAAAATGACAAACTACTATATCCCACTTGACGCAGATAATCCGATTCTGAAAGTATTAGACCTTGAAAACTCTATTTTCGGCTCTGGAAAGAGCGGAGCGAAAGACGGGGAAATGTGGTTGAAAATCCCGAAGGCAAGAATACTGTCAGTACTGGGCGTGATACCGCAAAAGGTAAAAGGATCGCTGACTGATACAGGATTTGGGGATGTACTTGCATTCGCTAAAGACCAAGTCGGGCCAGTAAGTTTTATGACAAACAATATAGCCGCCCCGATATTCGGAGTAAAAAACAACGAAACATGGTACGGCTCTCCGATTGAAAGTCAGTCAGATATGAAAAATGCTGATGGCTCAACGAAGAAAACATACAAGAGATATGACGCCAACACTTCTTCAATCAGTGTTAATATCGCAAAGCAGTTACACAAACTGGGCGTTGATGTTTCTCCAAAGAAAATGGATTATCTGTTAGATAGTTATACAGGTATCGTAGGCGACATTGCCTTGAGTGCTACAAGAAAATCCGCACAGCGAGGACTTTTCACCAAAGGGTTTATCACCGATTCAACAATGCAGTCTGACATTCAGACAAGGTATTACAACAAACTCGGTGGAGAATACACGAGCAAAGAAACCCGAAAGAAAATGCAAACATGGTCGCCACGCATAAATCAGTTGAACAAGGCAATCAAAGGCTTGCAGAACAGTGACACCAAAGGCAAGGCAGAAAAAGTCAGAGATCTAACCAAAATCAGAAACAGTCTTATGCAGAAGGCTATTGATGGCAAGAAAGCTGACGATGGTATCAGTGATGTTAAGAAGATCGCCAACATCATGGGTGCAAAACACGCATTCAAAATGATTGCCAGTGACGCAGACAAGAAGGCGGCCAAGCAGTATGGCAAGGTAGACAAGAAGTTTATCAACGGTGTACTTGCTATGAAGGATATATCATCCGGCAGGAACATAAGCAAAGAAGCGAAGGCAGTAGCACTTGTAACAAGCGGAGCAGGCAAGAAAGCCGCAAAGGCATACGGACTACTCACAAAGGGTACTGACGATATGCAAACGCCTTATAAGCGTGCAATCGACTATATCAAGAACGGTGGTAGTGTCAAAGAATATAAGTCAATGCAGAAGGCAATGAAGGCTTCAAAGATTGAAGGTGCTGACTACACTGGCAAAGCCGCAACACTGGCAAGAATGGGAGCGAGCGACAGAGTTTATAAACTCTATGACATTAAGGATTATAAAGTCAGATTAGGCCGCAACATGGCCGCACTCGGTATCACATCGAAAGACCTTGATCGCCACAAGTCAAGAGCGTTCGGCGGCGGCAGAGCAAATGACGCACAGGCGAGAGCGTATGTTGAAGGCCTTAAAAAGAGCAGAGCGGAAAAGTCTGTCATACTCGGTGCGCTTGCATGGTGGGTTGATAAGTACAACAAAAATCCATACGGAACAGTCAATGCAAGTCGCAAAGAAGCAATGGATAAGAAATTCCGTGGCAAGTACGCAAGCGGTAAAGTCAAAGCGAACGCAGGTAAAGGCAATCCCGAAGGATGGGTAACACCTCATGTTAAAGGCTATCAGATAGACCCGATAACCAAGAAGCGTATCAAGAACGGCAAGACCGCAGGTAGCATAGGCGAGCGTATTCAGTTGCCGGCAGGGCGTAACCTTGCTGACTTACTGGCAGACGAGAAGGCAGGCAAGATAAAGAAAGTCACCATAGAAGAAAGAATGCACAATGCGTTTGGCAGCAGAATAGGCGACACCAAGAAAAAGAAAGTATTCTTGCCAACATCTGTCAAGGAAGTCAAGAAAGACAAGAAGGGCAATGTTGATATTACATTTGCCAACGGTGAAGTGTGGAGAAATCCACCGAGCAAGAAGCCCAAAGACAAGACTAAACTTGAATCATCCGGAAGCGGCGGCGGTAGTGGTCGCAGAGGATGGGGCAGAGGTTATCGCAGGTGGTCTCGTGGCGGCTACGGTGGTGGTGGCGGCGGCAGTAGCAGAGGAAGAACATCAGTATCTAACACTGTCAAGCCCACAAACATCAACGGTAGCGGTCAATCCGTCAACCTCACACCTCATGTGCTGAAAGAAGTTTGGACTAAAAAGACAAGCACTGATATTGAAAACAAGAAAACCGCAATCAAGACAAGAGACAGATACAAAGAAAAGGCAAGAAGGCCTAAAGAGACAAGGCCAGTGCAAAGAAATGTATCAGTCAACATTGCCAAGACAAGAGATGTTTACGGTATCAGATCAAGCAAGAAATAACCTAATAACCTTTCTTTATTCATCCATAGAAAAGAGCACCCTAAAAAAACAGGGTGCTTTTTTCGTTTCTATGTGCTATACTGTATCGAAACTTGATTATAGTAACATGATACACACATGTTGCACTGACAGATAGATTGGTTGGAATTTCAACGATTACAGAAAAGAGGTAGTTGTCCGACAAATCTTGAAAATCCAGTGTTTTCAACGGTTATAGCCGTTGAGCGTGGTTAAAAATCGGTTTAAATTGTCCTCCGCAAGTTGCATATATGTTACACGCTTTGCATTGATTTCAATACACTATAATCAAGTTTGAGAAGTGATTTTTCCAGTATCATCACATCCTCATTACGGATATAGGCTGAATGGGTTATGTCTTTCACGGCATGGCCCATTAGTCTTTTTATAATCACATCTTCTACTCCCGAAAGATAACAGACAGTAGCAAAGGTCTTTCGCATATCGTGTGGCGAATGGTTAGGACTGTACTTTTGCATAGCGTTGAGAAGTTTGGTATAGCAATTCTCATAGTGCCACACTTTACCCTTTGAAGGTATCAAGTCTTTTATATGTGGGTGCAGGGGGATTATACGCTCTGCTGACAGGGTTTTTGTGCCGTGAATGTGTATTACATCCTTTTCAACATCTTCTGCTCTCAAATCGAGCATTTCTTGTACCCTTAATCCAGTATAGAAAAAGAGATCATACTGTCTCGGCATTGCCTTGTACTCGTCATAGCTGAATATATTTACTTTTGGTTTAGCCGCCTGTGCGGTATTGACTAACATCTTTGATATATCCTGTTTGATATATCCATAGCGATAGGCATAATCATACAGCGACTTGAACGCAATAATAAACTGCTGACGGTAAGATCGTGACTGTGCGCTCTCGTCAACCACTCTTTGTAGTTGCGGAAGTGTTATTGCTGACAGTGGTACATTGTGGAGTAATGTGCTCTTGTTATACACTGTCTGCAACTGCCGGTGTTTGGACGCTGATTTGTTATCCTGCGTAGGTAGCCACTTGTTCCATATTTCATTGAATGTCACTCTGGACTTGTCAACATCAATCGGGTTGATATTGTATTCTGCAAGCAAGGTAAGTGCTTCTGCTTTTGTTGCGGCATAACCTATTGTCTTTTGTCTCTGCTTTGCTTTACCATCTACCATATCCCATCCAACGGTAACTGTTATTTGGTATGGTCTGCGCCTGTTACCCGATAACTTTCTGATACCGCCATATCCATTAGGTAATCTCATTTTTCCCTTCTCCTTTCTAACCATGGATAAATAACTTCAACCCACAAAGCACCAAGACCGAGAAAGATCAGTAAGCCTATAAACCACCAATCCCATATAAAGCGCAACGCATGACCGATAAAGTTATCAACACTCATTGCGTTACCAATAATCCCTGCAACAAACAAAACAATCGCAATACCAACAACACCCATGAGAAAACCTTTAACCCTTTGTCCTTTTGTTGGTTTTGTGCGTGCTATGTGCTTTTGGACTTCGGCAGTAACAGGGTGCATTTCCTTTTCTTTTTTCACGATCACTCACTCCTTTCTGCAACATTTACATCATCCAATAAAAAATCATCATTATATATGTGCTTCAATTCATGCTGATATGTTTCTCGCTGTTTTTCGTAACTCATTGCAGGATTGATGTATATATCGTAACTGCAAGCGTCCACCTTCAAAGTGAAACCACAAACGGAAGGCGGCATATCCATATATCTAACTCTAATATCATTTATCATCTTCAACCATCCTGTCTACCATTTGTTGTACTATCTTCAAATCTTTAGGTTTAACTTTTCGTGAAGAATCGAAAAGCACTTTCAGTTCCGGTCTTTCCAATAGTTCCTGCGCTATTTGTGCCGCTTCCTCATTTATATAATGTTCGTCACCGTCATACTCTCTACCATTAACAATGTAATCGAGTGACACATCCAGTGCCTTTGCAATTTCAGACAACCTAACAGTGTTTGGAACACGATCTTCTTTTTTCCATGTTGCGAAAGTAGATGGGTTAATTTTGATGGTTTGGCACAACTGGTAATCGGTCATACCCTTTTGCTTCATTAGAAAAGTAATACGCTTAAGAATGTCATTCATGGTTATTCTCCCTTCTTAAAACTTGTGTTGCGTTTGCGAAAATAACCCTTGACAATATCGCATTTGAGATGTATATTGTAATTACAACATATTCGTAAACGCAATATTGCGAGGTTAATATTAAGTGAGACTATTATTATATCGCAAATGCAAAGTGCAGTCAATGTATTTATGTTTACGAAACAATACAGAAGGGTGGCGGCAACAGTTTCATCCATAAAGCGTCACCCTTAATAACTTAATAGGAAGGAGGTGTAAGGATGGCAAAGAAGCCAAAAGAGAAGTGGCAGATCGCCGTAAGAACAAAATGTGATGAAAAGGGAATATCGTATCAAGATATTGCCGATGGCATAGGGCGTTCGGAAGGCGTTGTGCGAGCGGCTATGAGTGTAAACGGTCAATCGTATGGGCTTCTTAAAAAGGAAATACTTGAATATGTAGGTGTTGAAAATGACGACTATTGAGAAGATCGCTAAAGCGGCAGGATGTGAGACACAAACAATAAGGTTGTTACTACAAAGGAAGGATTGTGTATTTGGTACGGCAATCAAGCGAGAAGGTAGCAAACACTATACATATATCCTGTACCCCGAAAAAGTCAAAGAATTATTTGGAGTGAGTAATGATGATCCCACAGATAACAGCGGCGATATTGGCAGCAGGAATAGCGACAACGCCAGTGCCGAAAGAGCCGCAACATGAATGGAAAACCGTGGGCGAATACAGAATAACTACATATTGTTGTGGGTGCAACTCACCAAGCGGTTATCAATCGTCAAGCGGTAAAAGACTAAAGGAAGGGTATGTTGCGTGCAACGACTTTCCGATAGGAACGAAGCTAAAGATAGGTAAGAAGACCTACAAGGTAATGGATAGGTGCGGAGTTGAGAACACGGTAGATATATTCGTAGATAGATACTACTGCACATGCAACACGCTTTCATACAAGCAAGTCAAAGTAAAACAATAAATGAATATTGCAGTCTGTTATATCGGGCGGCCACATAACGATGTTACAACTTTTCGATTTTTCCTTTTAATAAACATAGATGATACCTTCAATAAAACGGATTTCGGCTTTACACAAGATGATTTCACAAGGCCGCCCGATATAGCAGACTGCGGAAAGGGGCAATATGAATTGTATCAACTATAACCCACAACAACAAAACTGTTTGGCACTCAACCTGCAGAAAGACTGCGGCACAGAATGTCCTTTTTATAAGAGTTGGGAACAACAAGTAAAAGAGGAAGATATGTGCGAAAAGAGAGCAAACGCTTGTAGATATGTTTACAGATTATCAGAAGTGAGGAAAAGACTATGGAAATGAATTTGCAAGAACTCAAAACTGCGTGCATGGTAGCAAACGCAAGAACAGAAGAACGCCAAAAGGCAAGGGAAAAGCACAGAGAAAAAGTACAGATCGTTGCGTTTCTACTGATGTTAGGACTAACAACACTGTACTGGGGATGATAAGGGAAAAGCACCCTTGCAGGTGCTCGAAAAGAAAAAACTCTAAAGAGTTATTTCCTGCATTATAGCAGAGAGAAAGGAAGAAAACAATGGAAAAGAAAAAGAAAACACAAGGTACAGACTGAAAGGAGATCAATAATGTTCAAATGTAAAGTATGCGAAAGATTATTTGATACTCCCGAAATTGTAAAAGAGAGAACAGGTGTATTCAGTGAAGGCAGAGCGGAAGAATTTGAAGTAGGGATTTGCCCGAACTGTGGGTCAGAGACATACGAAAATGTATATCCCTGTGAAATTTGCGGAGAGTACACGGAAGACGATTATTGTGAGGACTGTATAGAAGATATGGGATGTTGTTTGACAGAAGCCTTTATCTCCTTTAAGGAACTTCACAGAGATGTAAAAGATACCAAGATGTACGACCTTGCCAAAGAAGTTATGGTTAAATGGGAGTTTGAAGATTAAGGAGAGGAGATAAGCATGGAAAAACTAATAAAGATACAGAAGGAACTCAAAGCACCGAAAGGCCAGTATAACTCATTCGGGAAGTACAGGTACAGGAGTGCGGAAGACATACTGGAAGCAGTCAAGCCGCTATGTGCGAAAAACGGTGTAATGCTGACATTGAGTGACACACTGGAATACATAGGAGATCGTTACTACATTAAGGCTACTGCAACTGTCACTGATAAGGAAGATACCGTCACCGTTACAGCATATGCAAGGGAAGAAGAAACAAAGAAGGGTATGGACGGATCGCAAATAACCGGAACTGCAAGCAGTTACGCAAGAAAATACGCACTCAACGGACTTTTTCTCATTGATGATACGAAAGACGCCGACACAGACGAATACAATCATCAGATGAAAAAAGAGGAAAAGCAGGCACAGGACGAATTGAATGAAAGAATATCGCAACTTGAAGCCAGTACCCTTGAAGGACTTATTACATTATACGGAGTGAAGGTGGACGATGTTATAAAGGCGTACAAGGTTGACAGTCTTGCTGATATGACAAAGGCACAATACGGTCATTGTTGCATGGCATTAGATAAGAAATACGGAAGTCAGAACAAGAAAACAGTAGGAGCGAAATAATGAATAACATAATCAAAAGACCCGACATTAAAGAAGTAATAGCGAAAGACAAGGAAGGCAATCTGTATGTGCCACAAGCAGTTGTAGATCACATTGTACAGATAGAGCAGATAGAGAAAGAAGCAAAGAAGTTTAAGGACGATATGCGAGCAAAACTGAAAGAAGCAATGGAAGAATACGGAGTTGACAAGATAGAGACCGAAAAACTACTTGTCAACTACATAGCGGAAGGCGAACGAGTGACAGTAGACAATAAAGCCTTGCAGAAGTATTTTCCGGATGTGTATGACAGTGTAACCAAGGTGTCTCCGGTCAAAGCCAGTGTAAGGGTTAAGACAAAATGAAAACTTTAGAATGGTACAAAATCTTATACGACATAAAGACCGACCGCAACGGTTACAGCGATAGCATTATGGGAAGCGAAACAGATAAATGCTATATATGCGGCAACACTGATACAACCTCACTGGTCAGACACGAGTTGTTCAGAGGGGCAGACAGGCAGAAGTCAAAACTGTTTGGTTTGTGGGTGTCTGTCTGTCCTACTCACCATGAACTGTTCCATACCAAAGAGTATGAGAGAGAGTATCACAGAGTTGGGCAAGTAGCATTTATGCAACACTGGAAGGCAGATTTTACAGAGATATTTGGAAGGAACTACCTATGAAGATAGAAGAAGGCACACTGACTTGTCAGCAGTCACTTGACGGAATAACAGTGACATTTGTAACGAAAGACTTTGAAGCAGTAGACAAGGCTATCAACATGAAGGCAAAGAACGGTTTACAGTGCGAAATAAAGGCAATCAGAGGGAAACGCTCACTTGACGCTAATGGGTATTATTGGTCTTTGCTCAATCAGTTCAGAGTGGTTTTAGGACTGTCAGCGACCGAAGCACATAATATGATGTTGGACAGATACGGAGAAATATATCCCGATCAGTATGTGTTGTTGCCATACGATGTTGACTACCTGCAATGTGAAGTACATCTGCGGCCAGTGCCTAACAAAATCGTTGATAAAAACGGTAAACGATACAAGGGTTACTGGATGGTCAAGCCTTCACATCTGTACGACACAAAGGAATATAGCACTCTTATAGACGGTCTTGTGTCAGAGTGCAAGGAGTTAGGTATAGAGACTTTGCCGCCGGATGAATTAGAAAGGATAAAGAGTTATGACAAAGTACATGGTTAATCTGTTCGATGAACACGGAAACGATTGCGAAGTAATAGTAGAAGGGATAAAGAGCCTTGTTAATCTCATGGAGTATGTGTTTGAGCAGACAGGAAATGAATTGATGGCACGGCTTTACAGCGAGAATGAAGCAGAGGGCAATGAGTAATGGGAACTACATAAAACTGAATAGAAAACTCATGGATCACTGGATATGGACGAAAGAAAAATTCTCCAAAGGACAAGCATGGGTAGACCTTCTGATGATGGCACGATGGAAAGATGGCAAGCAAATGCACAGGGGAAAACTATACGAGCGAAAACGTGG